TGCTCTCAGCCATCTTAGGCTTACCACCTAACAGACCTACCATGATTGTTGTCTTGTCCATAAAATTCCCAAAAAAAATGCCCTATTGCTAGGGCTAAAATCACTTCTCACTATTAATACGAAAGTTTAGGAAACACTTTCCCAAGGCAATGTTACTATATTTTTTAAGAATCAACAACTTTTTCTTTACAATCTCTACAAATCCATCTTTGGTTTAGACCATTGTTAAATTTTTGCATAAATCCTGTGTGCTTTGGCTTCTTAGTCCGACAGTTATCACAAAGCCTTGTCTCTTGATAATTTCCGATTAACTTCTTTGTTAATTCTGGCTCTGGCTTGCGATAAGTCATTTTCAAATTTCTTTACTGTTGTTCTAAGGTGGCTAGCAATAATATGGTTGCTCTGGTATTGATACTGCACATAGTAAGCCTTTAAAGCTCGTCTAAGATGTTCTGGAAGCTCTCTCATACATGACTCATATACCTCGCCTAATCTCCAGTCTACGCTAGGCATATTCCTATCATCTTCGTCATCCATCACATTACCTAAGTCAGGCACATGATTCTTTTCAAAGGAACGACAGGTGGTAGGTTGAGAAGGTGCAGGATTCTCAAGCCAGATGGTCACATAATACGACCAGTTCCAAAGAGCTTCTTCGTTTGTCATAATAGTTCCAAAGTATATTGCAACAAATCTTCTTCAGTCAATCCATACTTCTTTTCAAATGCTTTTCTACCAAGCCCATGAATTCCCTCAAATCTATGGTGGAATGGACAGAGTCCAATAACAGGTGCTGCATCTCTTTTCCCTGCTCGTCTAATATGATGGATTTCACAAGGGGTTTCTCCAAGTTCGAGATGTCTACATAATATGCACCCAAGTCTGGCAACTTTGTCATAGTGTTCTTTCTGCGCTTTGGTCATGTATACTTCAATCGTCTATTAGTTTAGAAGGACTATTCATTGCTCTCAGTTTGTTCATACCACCTCTTAATGAATAATCTTAGCTCAAGCAAAGAATCTCCTCTATGCCTTAACAGGTCAAATTCTACCTGCCAGAACTTATCCACTACCATTTCTTCGTCTGTGTGACCTTGCACGATTAAGACAGTAAAGTTAGGTTGTTTAGCCAAAGCCTTTAAAAGTAGCTTCTGACCACCACCAAATTCTTCGTTAGGTCTTTTCCATTCACACAGTAAAAACTGCCCTTTACGCTCCATCAACATATCAATATTAGATGGCAGCCATTTAGGATTATCAGGAATTATCCCAGATAGTCCAGCGAAGTTTAGATGCTTTGCATCAGGGTTTCGCATCATATTCAAGTTCCATAAGCAACTCAATGTAGTGCTTGGCTTTTTGTAGGTCTGCTAATCCATTCTTAGTCTTATGTCTGCAAATATACTTGATGACATTGGCTTCCATAAAAGGAATGTTGTTTGCATGAATGAACTGTATTGGCTGTATTACAAGGTCTTTGTAATGACTTCCAGATACCTGTTTATCTAATGCACTCATCTAGTAGCCCTATCCTGATTTCTGTTAGATGCCTCTGTAGTGCGCCATATCTCAGCTCTTAGCTTTGCAGCCTCTAGAAAGTATTTGAGCTTTTCTTCTTCTAACATGGCTACCTTGATACCCTCAACAATAACCAAGTAGTCAGGATGTGCTAAGGCATAATGCTCTGCTCTGGTGATAGAGCTTTCATTACACTTCATAATCAAATCAGCCTTCTTTACTTTCAAGAAATTCTCTAGGTAAACCCTATTTGACTTTGCTTCTGCATACTTTGGTGCATTTTCAATAATGAAACTAACAGCCTTGTTAGGGTCTATAGCTGTCATGCTTTGGTTGATTTGTTCTTTATCCATAATTGAGTTAAACCTTCCTTTAGTTTTTCAAGCGACTTTACTCCTCGCTTATCTAACACTAATGCCAAATACTTTCTTCTTCCTGACAAATTCATGCTTGCAATAAATCTAAGTTCGCACTCATGCCTATACTTCTCAAGCTCCTGCCGATATAAGTCTTTGTCGGTACTGCCCTTCTGTTTCACCTGCTCTTGGTTCAATGCCTAGCTCCTTACCTTTTGCCATAACACCACCTAAAGTCTGATGCCATTGGATTGTAGGCTTGTCTTGAGTAGTTACAGACTTTACTTGCTGCCTTCTAATCCAATTTCTCCAAGTAGCATCCCAATCAGTTTTTACACCTTTTGCACCTGCTTGAGCTATCCAGTAATCCTTAAACTCTAAAAAAATGCTTTTAGGGTCTAATAATGGCTTTTCTTTTTTCGAGAATTCAATCCAAGAATCAGGTAATTGAAAATCTGTGGATAACCTAGTAGCTCTGCTACCCCCATTACCCATTCCCTTCCCCTTACCCAAACCCTTACCCAAGCCGTCATCTGTCAGCAATTCGCTGTCATTTGTCAGCACAATGTCAATGGGCTGAGAACCATCTGGTGACGGATACTTACCCTTGCTTCTAACTCTTTGTTCCCATTTAAGAATTTGTAAATATGGCTTTTCATCCACCATATATAGCATGACTAGCTTATGTCTTACAAGTGACCGCATCCAGCCATCAATCTTTTCTGACTTGAATTCCTTCAATGGAAAACATCTTGATTTAAGAATTGCTGTCCTTGCATCCATGCGACCAAAGTCATCAGAAACAACTAGCAATCTATAAAAAAATACTTCTTCTTCTGGGGTCAAGTTGTCAATCAAAGAGGAATCAACAATGCCCTCTTTCAATAGTCTATTAGGCATAAATACTCCATTTGGTAGCGGGCTTGGGGACTAGCCAAGCAGATACAGAAAGCCCTAGAGGAAGCCTTCTATATCCTTTTCCGCTATCAAATAAAAAAATTGTTTGCATGATTCCTCTAGTTAAGATGTTGGGTAGTCAGCCCAATAACTCCACTCTAAACCATATTTTTTACAAAATCAATAGCCTCTTGTGGATTATTTATTCTGATTACTGGAGAACCTTGCCAACTCCTTTGAAATTCTAGCTGCGCTGGTGTAAATGATGCCTTGTCATCTCGCTTTACTTCGATAAGGTAGGTCTGACCATTCATGCCACACAAAAGGTCTGGACAGCCCTTGCCGACTTCGTGCAGGTGAAATACAGACATTCCCATAGCTCTTAGGTGTTCAACTATGGCTTTCTGGTTTATATCAACTCTTTTTGCTCGCATTAGGGTAAACACCTATAAAAATAATTTTGTTTGTAAGGTCTGTGTAAGTTTAGCTTAGTAAAATAATATAAATAGAAAGTTTTAGGGGTTTATTATGAAATATAAATTAGATGTTGCTAAAGATGTAGATTTAGATGGTGATAGTGGCTTCATATTAAATCTGCCAAATGGATTTAGATTTTATGATGAAGTAGTCCATGTCAGAGGATATGACTCTATGAAAGAGTTAAAGCTATCTGCCAAAACAGATGTAATCCAATGCGATTGCAAAGACTGTAAAAATATTTAATCCTGTAAGGTTGTTGTAAGTATTCTAGTTCAATATCTCTATTACTGAAGTTTTTTTGTTTAACTGTTTAGGAGAATCAAAATGGCAATTTATCAAATCACTTGTTATGCACCAGCAACTTTAGAGCAGTCTAAAAATGGTTATCAATGTCAAGCATGGGAATATGAAGTTCAAGCTGCTACTGCTGAAGAAGCTCTTGCATTGGCTGATGTTGCTCACAAAGAATCTGGTGAGACAACAGAAATTACTCAAAAAAATTCAATGTTGATTTCTGAATAAGGAGCAGCCATGAAAGTTACTAAGTTAGATATTTTTGGTGCAGCAGTTTTAGGTGCAGTTATTGGTTCAATGTTTGCTTTGTTTATTTAAGGAGAAGATGATGACTTTTGAAGAACTAGTTAATGACTTTATGGCTGATGAATATAACCCTTGCAAGGTTAATAACTTCCTAGAAGCAATGGAACAGACCAGCAAAGAACAAGGTGAGCGACTCCAAGAGTTGCTAGAGAACAGAGACTTTGAGACTCTAGGCAGATGGGTCTGGAATCACACAGTAGAAGTCATGGAAGGTTATGCCAATGACAGGGCTAACTATGAGATGGACTTAAGAACTCAATGGGATGAGAGATGATTACTAAATACCGCAGACTACGGATGTCAGGATTGTGTAAGTCCACAGCAGTATATTTTTGTTGGCGCAGTTTTGTTAATAAGTTTTTTAGGAGAAATAAATGAGTAAATATGCAGAACTAAGAAAGATTGATGTCTCAAGCAAGATTGAGAAAAAGAATGGTCTTAGCTATTTGTCATGGGCTTGGGCTTGTGACCAGTTGTTGCAGCAAGACCCTATGGCTACTTGGTCTTATGGTCAGCCAGTATTGTTTGGTGATACTGTGATGGTGTTCTGCACAGTTAATGCTTTTGGCAAGTCTATGACTGCACAGTTACCTGTAATGGATTACCGCAACAAAGCCATTCCTAACCCAGATGCTTTTGCAGTTAATACAGCTATGCAAAGATGCCTAGCCAAAGCTATCGCATTGCATGGTATCGGTTTGTATATCTATGCAGGCGAGGACTTGCCACAGGAAGATGCAGAGCCTGTAGATGTCACAGAGCTGGAAGAAATGATTATTTTGTCAAAAGATATGGATGAGCTAAAGAAGAACTTTGCTCATGGCTACAAAGTTGCAAGCAAAGACAAAGCAGCTCTAGTCAGAATCAACAAGGCTAAAGAAGATAGAAAGGCACAGTTAGCATGAAAGCATTTCCACACAAAGTCTATTTAGAAACTACAGACCCTACTGTTCAGAATCCTGTGATTCATGCAGGTATGGATTTAAGAGACTACTTTGCAGCTAAAGTTATGCCATATTTAATGCGACCTAGGAATTTGTCTGAAATAAAAGTTGAAGAATCATGGGAAGATTTTTGTGCAAGAAAATCCTATGAATATGCAGATGCAATGATGAAAGCGAGAGAACAATGATTACAGCAAAGTCATCACAATACAGAATTATTTTTGCAACAGAAGTTTGTAGCTTTTATGAATTAAGCGATACAGCAAAAAAACAAATCCTTAATGAGTTTAAACAGTTTATTAAGAAAAAAGGCGAGCATTTTGAGTTTATGCCTTATGAGCCACAAATTATCATAGAAGAAGGATACGAAGAATGAACCACTTAGACAATATTGATAAGCCATATATTCCAGCAGCTAAGACGAATATCTTGGAAACACTCAGAAAACTAGGATGGACACCACCTAGCGAAGATAAAAGATTTATTGAAAAATGGCAGTTATTTAAACATTTGGCTTACAGGAATGAAACAAAATGAAAATTGATAAAAAAGAAGATTACAGCGATTTGTGGATTAATTTACAGGTAGAAGTAAGACTAATGCACAGTTTCTTTTTGCAGGGAAGATGGAGTGATGCAGGAGCTTGTGCTAATTTGTGTAGTGAAATAAGCCAAAAGCTATCAAATCTTTGTAAAGAAATGGACTCAATACCAGAATAATGGTGTAAAATGACGAAAAGCCTAGAGAGCTACGAACTCTTTAGGCTTCTCTAACCACCACAATTATCGGAGAATTGCATGGCTGTCCAAGATTCTACACTTACTCAAGAATACCTACAATCTTTGTTTGACTACAGAGATGGTGAGCTTTATTGGAAAAACCATAAATACAAAGGTTTAAATGGAAAAATTGCTGGAACTTTAAAGCCAAATGGGTATAAACAAGTTCTTATAAATAAGAGAGCATATCAAGCACACAGAATTATATTTTTGATGCTTAATGGGTACTTGCCAAAACTAATAGACCATAAAGATACAAACCCATCAAATAATAAAATTGAAAATTTACGACCAGCGACAAATTCTGAAAATAGTAAAAATTGCAAAATTTTTAAAACAAATAAATCAGGATTTAAAAATATTTACTGGAATAAAAGAAATAAAAAGTGGCAAGTTTATATTTCAGTTGATAAAAAGCAAAAATATTTTGGTCAGTATTTTGATATTGAAGTTGCTAAGTTTGTAGCAGAAACAATGAGGTATAAATATTATGGTGCTTTTGCTAATGAAGGTTTAAAATGATTACTATAATTCTTGTCCTTTTATTAGGTTTTTTGGCAGGGTTAGCCTTTGTAGGGCTAATCCTTTGGTTAGGAGATAGATGATGGAACAAAAAAGTGAAGAATGGTTCGCAGCCAGATTAGGCAAAGTAACTGCTAGTAAAGTATCAGCAGTCTTGGCTAAGAAGGATTCAGCCACTAGAGCAGATTACTTGACAGACTTAGTTCTCGAAAGACTTACTGGCAAGCAACAGGAGTTCTACCAGAATGAAGCTATGCAATGGGGAACTGAAACAGAACCACAAGCAAGGATGGCTTATGAAGCGTATAGAAATGTCTTGGTGGATGAAGCAGGTTTTATTGACCATCCTACCATTGCTAATTTCGGTTGCAGTCCTGATGGTTTGGTTGAAGAAGAAGGGCTTATTGAAATAAAATGCCCAAACTCTAAAACCCATCTTTCTACTCTGTTGAGTGGTAAAGCGCCTACAAAGTATATTCCTCAGATGCAAACTCAGATGGCTGTGATGAACCGCCAATGGTGTGACTTTGTATCTTTCGACCCAAGGCTTCCAGAGGATTTGCAGTTGTTTGTTGTCCGAGTAAATCGAGATAATGAATATATTGCAAAGCTCGAAGAAGAAGTAGTAGTTTTTTTAGATGAAGTAAACGAAACAGTAAATAAATTGAAAGAACTTAGTGTAAAATAGCGAAAAGCCTAGGAAGCTACCAACTTGCCTAGGCGATTCTAACCACCATGCAAGGGGATACAAGATGGCTGACCAAGACTTTACACTAACACAAGAATATCTACAATCTTTGTTTGACTACAAAGATGGTGAGCTTTACTGGAAAAATACTGTTGCACCAAGAGCTAAGAAAGGAACTATTGCTGGCTCTGTGCATCACTCTGGATATAAATATTTAAAACTAAATGGCAAAGTAATTGCAAATCATAGGGTTATTTTTCTTATGCACCATGGATACTTGCCAAAAGAAATAGACCATCAAGATAGAAATAGGTCAAACAACAAAATACAAAATTTAAGAGCTGCAACTACTCAACAAAATGCTCTTAATAGGACTGTTTGTAATACAAGTAAATCTGGAATAAGAGGAGTGTTTTTTAATGAAAAAATAAATAAATGGATGGTTCAATTAAACATAGATAAAAAGCAAAAATACTTTGGTTCTTACTATGATTTAAATGTAGCAAAATTTGTTGCTGAATTTATTAGGCACAAATATCATAAAGATTTTTCAAATGTAAGGTTTAAAGGAGAAGTTCATGGCTGTTAAAAAACAATTAAAGGCGAAAGCTGGTGTATATGTAAACAAGCAAGGTGAAGAAAAAACTCGCTATGTCAATGTAGGTGTTTTATTGGAAACTGGTAAAGGTGAGATGCTAAAGATTGAATCTTTGCCTGTGCCTTTTGATGGATGGATTTACTTTGCAGATATTGAGAAGCGAGAAGTAGGTCAGAACCCTACAGCAGCTCCAGTATCAGAAGATGTGCCTTTCTAGGAGAATATTATGAAAAAAGCATTAGTAGCTATTTCAGCATTTTTAGTAGTTGGTACAGCAGTAGCTCAACACGCTAATTGCTGGCAACAATATGTCTGTGGTGGTGGCGGTTGCCAATGGATTACCATCTGTAGATAATTAACAATGGGTGAAAGCGGATGCTGTGTGATTAGCCATGCAACTACCAAAGTGTGCCGTCAAAGGTTGCCACAGACGCAGCGAGTAGCCCAGTTTTGAAAGGTTTATATGAGTCAGAGAGAAATGAAACAAAAGCGAATCCAGTATTTATTACTAAGGATGCAAAAAGAACCAATGAACTGTCACCAGATGGCAGACTCAGTTAATCTTAGCCTTAAGACATTCTCAAAGTATTTAACAGAGATGCGCTTCAAGAAGATGGTTTATATAGACCACTATGCTAGGAGTGAAGCAGGTGCTTATACTGTTTACTACAAGACTGGTAATCTACCTGATGCAGAAAAGCCATTGCCATTCACTCAGCAAGAATACAACAGACGATACAAGCTCAAGACAAGAGAACCATTGAGAAGAATACCAAAGGTAGTAGTAAGACCAGACTTTGCTTCTCATTGGCTTTTTAATCCGATAGCAGAGGTTTAAATGCCTTGTAATCACGACTGTAACCAAGGAAGAAATTGCGTATGCTCAGAAGAATCTCAAGAAGAATCAAATTTGTTGCCATGTATTTATTTGTTGCTTTCATGTTCGGCAATCTTTTTGGCAGCTATGGTAGCTATGTCTTTATAGCCAAAGACTGTGCTGTGATGCAAACTTTTAGAATTGGCGATATTGCCTACTCATGCAAGAGGTTAGCTCCATGATTATTGACCCAGTAGATTTGGCAGATAGACTGTATGAACTTTTGCAAGCAAGGATGCCTAATGGTGGATATGTTGTAAAAAAACAACATAGAGATACTGTAATTGAGGCAGAATTTTTACTTAGGGAATTATTTAGAAGATGAAACAAGAACCTGTTGCATGGATGGATGATGGTCACAGTAGTGCTGAATTTGCATTTTCATTTGAAAAAGGAATAAACCACACAATCCCACTCTACACCTCACCAAGAGAGTTAAGTGATGAGGAACTCAACAAAGCCTTTGATTACTATTGCGAAACAGATGAAGGTGTGTTGCGGTTTAACTATGAATTGCGTGATGAGTGGAAGAAAGAGCAATTAAGCCGTTGGAAAGAAGCATTTAAGAAAGCGAGTGAGAAATGACTACATGGCAAGGATTAAACGCAGAAGAAATCGCATCAATACCTAGGGATGAGTATTGCTTTCAAAAGATTGAGCGAATCCTCAGAGAGCGCAATGAGCTAAAAGAGTTAAGTGATGAGGAAATATATGAAGTTTGGAATACTTTACCTTATGATGAACAATTTCCTTTTGATGGCACAGCAACATATAGATTTGCTAGGGCGATATTAAAAAAGGCACAAGAAAAATGACAAACGAAACTTATTTTTTATATGGGGTAATCGCTGGAATTATTTTAAATGCGGTTTGTAACATTCTTGTTATTAAAAGACCTACTAAAGAAAGAGAGTAAATAATGGAAGATTTAATTAAAGCTATTGCCGACAGACTATCTTATAAAAAAGTTCATCGAATGTTTGATGAGGATTCAGTTTTATTAGCAAGGGCTATGGAAGCGTTAAAGAAAGAGAGTAATAAATAATGATTAGGGAAGAAGCGTTAAAACTATCTGACGAATTATCTGACAAAGGATGGCAACCAAATAGAATTATTAGCAGACAAGAAGCATCTGACATGATTCGCAAATTAGTAGCTGAATTGGATAAGCCAAGAGAGTTAAGTGATGAGGAAATAATTGAAATAGGTAATGCAGTTGTAAACCTTATTGATTCCAATGAAGGATGGATTGAATTTGCTAAAGCAATACTAAAGAAAGCGAGTGAGAAATGAACCT